TGCTGCAGCCGCATGATCTGCGTGAGCGCGTTGTTGGTGGTCATCATCGAGCCGTCATCCATCATGGACAGAGCCATGAGCTTCATCTGCTCGTAGTATTTTTTCTGCTCTGGCGTAAGCTCGATCTCTCGCCTTACGAACACCTTGTCAGGCAGGTCCAAGCACTCATCCTTGGTCACGCGAAATGAAAAACCGTTGAGCTTCTTTTGCAGCTCATCGAGGTGCCGGTAGCCCACGATCTGCTTGAATGTGTGGGTCGACATCTTGCGTTCAATGAGGATCGCGTACCGCGCTTGGAAGGCGTAGAAGCTGTGAAATCCCAAGCAATCGTTGCCCAGGAACTCGCACTGGCTGTACAGATCCAGCGGGCTCTTGGTGACGGGAGAGCCTGTTGCAATGCGCCGGTACTTGGCCTCCTTGCCGACCTTGATGATGCTCTTGGTGCGCTTGGCCCCGGGCGTCTTGATGGTGGTGCTTTCATCGACAGCCATGAAGGAGTTGGTGACCCGCAAGAAGGTGCGCGCAAACAGCATGCCTTTTTCTGTGCTGAAGGCCTCGATGTTCATCACCAGCACCCGCAAATGGTCAATGCTTGACAGCATCTTTTCCATCTCCAGCTTCTCCGTTTTGCGAGGGGAAGGCGACCAGCATGCCATGGCCAGGGGGATGTGCTCTGGCATGTGCTTGGGGATCTCGGAGGTGTACCAATTGCGGTAGACGCCCTTGGGTGCTACGATGAGCATTGAGTTGATTCTGCCCTTGTCATAGAGCATCGCGGCATTGTTGATGAGCATAAAGCTCTTGCCTGTGCCCATCTCTGCAAGTACCGCGACCTCCGGGTCTTCCCAAAAACGCTGCAAAAACGCAGCCTGGTGGGTGAACGGTTTGTTCTTAAAGGGGTAGCTGTTCAAAAAATAGTCCATTACTTTCTTTCTTTCTAAAAAAGGTTGTTGACAACCTCGAAAGTAGTGTACACTAAACGCACATTTAAAGAAAGGATAGCGTAAACATGGCAACTGTATTCGTTGTGCAAGAGATGCCCAATCATGATCTGGCTCCCGCAATGAAGTTTGGCGATATGAAAATCTTGCTGCCTTCATACACCCAGATTGCGTTCAGCACTGCACCCACCATTCGTAGCTTGCGTAATAAATTGCGCAACTTCACTGACGTGGATTTCCTGCTCTTAGCAGGAGACCCCGTAGCAATAGGCTTGGCCTGCTCTATTGCTTCATCTTTCAACAATGGCCGTTACGTAGCGCTGAAGTGGGATCGCCGCGAGCACTTGTACATTCCTGTCAAAATTGACGTCACCCAGAAAGGAGAAAGCGATGAGTAACCTCAACACAATGTTCGAGGAAGATGCAGGGGCCCTTACCGTAAAGGATGAGGACCTGACTTCTGTAGCAGCACTGGCCAGACGCGCCAAGATGCTGGAAAAAGAGATCGAGGAGCACGAGTCTGTGCTCAAGGAGCGCAAGGAACAATTGCGCAAGCTCGAGGAGGAATCCATTCCCAACATGCTCAATGAGTTGGGAATGAAGGACTTCACCATGGCCGATGGCAGCAAGATCACCGTCAAGCCTTTTTACTCTGCCTCCATCAAGGAAGAGAACAGGGCCCAAGCGTATGAATGGCTGCGTGACCACGGCTACGACGACATCATCAAGAACACGGTCTCTGTGCGGTTTGGTCGGGGAGAAGACCAGTTGTGCGAGAGCCTACTAAATCATCTGCGTGAGCAAAGCTATCCTGTGGAGCAAGCGCAGAAGATCGAACCCCAAACCCTCAAGGCTTGGGTTCGTGAGCAAACGGAGCGCGGCAGCGCGTTTCCATCAGAACTTTTTGGCGTGTACATCGGCCAAAAAGCGACCATTAAATCAGCCTAAAGGAAATTAATCATGAGCAAGAATCAAGTCGCAGTCAAAGAAGACAAAGAGTTCGCAGTTGCACTGGGCAACGTATTTGAAGATGATGCCAACAGTGGCTTTGACGGCATGGGTCAGGAAGACTTTGCGCTTCCGTTCCTACGCCTGTTGACCAACACCAGCCCAGAGGTAGGTGTGATGGAAGGGGCCATGCCCGGCATGATCATGAACACCGTCACTGGTGAGTTGTACAACGGCAAGGACGGCATCAACGTCATCCCTGTAACCTATGTGCGTCAGTACATTGAATGGGCACCACGCGGCTCCGGCAGCGGCGCTCCCGTCTCTGTATTTCCCGCAACGTCTGACATCCTGAGCCGCACCCACCGCGAGCCAGGTGACAACAAGGATTACTTGGACAACGGCAACTACATCGAGAACACGGCCAATCACTACGTGATGGTCATCACCGATGCAGGCATTCCTGAGCCCGCGCTCATCACCATGAAGTCCACTCAGCTTAAAAAGAGCCGCAAGTGGAACAGCATGTTGATGTCCACAAAACTCATGGGCAAGAACGGTCCGTTCACTCCCCCTATGTACAGCCACATTTATCGCCTGACAACACAGGCCGAGTCGAACGACAAGGGCAAGTGGTTTGGCTGGGAGATTGAGAAGGTTGGTGCTGTGGAAGACAAGAGTGTTTACGCTGCTGCTAAAGCGTTTGCATCACAAGTCAGTGCTGGCGATGTGAGAGTCAAGCATGAGCACGCTGAAGGTGCTACCGAATCAGGCGCTGCGCCATTCTGAGTCTAGGGGCCGAAAGCTGTGCGAGTAGGCCCCGCCTTCCATAGAGAGTCGTATGACAGACATAACCAGATTCAAAGCCATATTCAGTGGCTTAGACATTGCCTATGGCACTTACAGAATCAAATCGGAGCGAGGCGATGGAAAACAAGCTGGACAAGCTACAGTTGTACGTAAACCGCCAACTGACGATTTATGGGTACAACATTTTGCTGGCGTGGACCCTTCCTTGGGCATTATTCCGATTCGCGCTGACAACACTTGTATCTGGGGTTGCATTGATATCGATCAGTATCCACTCGACCACAAAGGCTTGGTTGAGAAAATTCATCAGTTAAAGCTGCCGCTCGTTGTGTGCCGCAGCAAGTCAGGAGGTGCACATGTCTTTCTCTTTACTAAGAATCCGGCGCCTGCTCGTGACTACCAAACGTATCTCAAGAATGCGAGCGCATTACTGGGCGAAGCGGGCCGCGAAATATTCCCTAAGCAAGCAGAAATCCTCGTGGACCGAGGAGACACTGGAAACTTCCTTAATCTGCCGTACTTCGGTGGTGACTCGGGTACAAGGTACGCATTCAATGCCGACGGTTCTGCGGCGACCCTTGAGGAGTTTTATGCACTCCACGCAGCAAACGTGCAAGACACGCCTCTCAATTTCCCTGAGCCGCCTAAACAAGCGGAGAGCCCCATCAAAGACGGCCCGCCTTGCCTACAAGCTCTTTGTGCGCAAGGGTTTCCGGAAGGCACCCGCAATAATGGGCTATTCAACATTGGGGTCTATCTTAAACGTGCCCACCCGAGTGGGTGGGAAGACAAGATGGTCGAGTACAACCTCAAATACGTTGCTCCCCCGCTGCCCAACAATGAGGTCCAGATCATCATCAAGCAGGCTGGCAAAAAGGATTATCAATACAAGTGCAAGGACTCGCCTCTCAACAGTTTTTGCAATTCTGGACTCTGTCGTACTCGCAAGTTTGGAATCGGGGCTCACGCCCCTGATGCGGCTCAGATAGCCAGTTTGTCCAAGTACGCCAGCGACCCACCATTGTGGTTCCTAGACGTCAACGGCAAGCGCGTAGAGCTTGAAACAGAGATGCTCTACAACCAGGCTGCATTCCAAAAAGCATGCCTTGAGAAGATCAATGTTGTGCCGCCCACGCTGCGCAAGATTGACTGGGAAAACACGCTCAACGCACTCTTAAAAGAGATGGTGGAGACCGAGCAGATCACCGTGGCGTCAGAAGACACCAGCGTCATCGGTCGCTTCATGGACCTGCTTGAAGAGTTCACCACCCACATGCAGCAGGCCCTGGCTCGCGAAGAGATGCTCATGGGCCGCCCGTGGACAGACGAGGATGAAGCCAAAACGTATTTCCGCATGAAGGACATGGAAGCGCACTTGTCGCGCAATAACTTTAAAGCGCTCACCGCACCCAAGATGGCCCAGCGCCTGCGGGAGATCGGTGGCGAGCCTATCAGCCTGTTCCTTAAGGGCCGCGCTGTGCGCTGCTGGCGCATCCCGCGCTTCAGCAAACAGGAAGCCCCGTTCGATACCCAAACCCAACGAGTTGAAGGGAGTCCATTCTGATGTTAAAAATTGACGGTCACGATAACGCAATCCTTGGCCCAGCCTGCATTTGGAGGGGCGGCGGTCAAGTTGCTGTGCTGGTATATGACGCTGAGATCATCCGAGCTAACCTCATGGAGGGAGGCATGGACAGCGAGGAAGCGCGCGAGTTTATGGAGTTCAACATCGAAGGTGCTTACGTAGGCGAGAGCACTCCCGTGCTTGTCTGGACAGAAGACATGTGGGACCATGACACCGACGATTGAAAAGGTCTTCGGGCCTCCCGGCAGCGGCAAGACCACCTACTTGCTCAACGTGGTCGATCGCGAGCTCGAGTCCGGGGTTTCATCCGTAAGCATTGGCTACTTTTCTTTCACGAAGAAGGCCGCCAACGAAGCGCGCGACCGGGCCCTTATCAAGTTCCCGAAACTGCATCCCAAAACAGACTTCCCCTTCTTTAGGACCCTGCACAGCTTGGCTTACCGGGTGCTGTCAATCAAGCCCGACCTGATCATGCAGGCGGAGCACTACCGCGAGTTTGCAACGCAAGCAGGCATTGAGATCAAGATCAATTCGGACGACGACACCGACCTGTCCAAGCCGGACAATCCCATCCTCAACGAGATCAACCTGGCCCGCATCCGCGGCGTGGACCTGCGCCAGCACTACAACGATTCGGGCCTGGACATCGAGTGGCATCACTTTGAGTTTGTGGAGCGGACCTACCGGCACTACAAACGCAGCAAAGACCTGCTGGATTTCACCGACCTTTTGGAGATGGCGGTCCGCGATCCGGACCAATTACCCTCACTGGAGGTTCTAATCGTCGACGAAGCGCAGGATTTATCTCGATTACAGTGGCAAATGGTCGAAGCATTGGCCGCCAAAGCCAAGCGGGTGTACCTTGCGGGCGACGATGATCAGGCGGTGTTCACATGGGCTGGCGCGGACGTCAAGAGCTTTTTGTCCTTCTCCGGCACCATCAAGGTCCTTCAGCAATCGTACCGCGTCCCGAGCACCGTGCACGAGTTGGCCAACCGGATTGTTCACCGCATCCGTGAGCGCCAAGAAAAGGTGTGGCGACCCCGTGAGTTCGAGGGCAAGGTCCTAACCTTCTACCGCTTTGAAGACGTACCCATTGATGACGGGCAGTGGCTCATCATGGCCAGCACCAACTACCTGCTCAACCCCGTAGGAGAGTGGCTCAAGGGCCAGGGCCTGCTGTTTGATCGCAGCGGTGTTCCCAGTGTGGGGCCCACCATCCTAAAAGCCGTGGTCAGTTGGGAGCGCCTGCGCAAGGGCCATCCCATCGTGGGCGAGGAAATTGCCAACATCTACCGGTATCTGGGCTCAGACCTCGTGGCCCGAGGCCACCGGACCTTTAAGGGCGACCGCAATGACAGCTTCACCATAGATCAACTGCAAGCCTACGGCCTGCTGTCCACACCCATTTGGCACGAAGCGCTGAGCAAGATTGCTCACGATAAACGTGACTACCTGATCTCGGTCCTGCGCCGCGGAACCAAGCTCACGGACGGTGGCCGGATCAAGTTATCCACAATACACGGAGCTAAGGGCGGCGAGGCGGACAATGTCATGCTGCTCATGGACTTATCCACAAAGTTCGCCAAAGAATATCAGAAGAACGGCGACAATGTGAACCGCCTTTTCTACGTGGGCGTTACCCGCACGAAGCAATCACTGCACTTAGTGCTCCCCAGGTTTCAAGACAAAGGCTTCATGCTATGAGAACAATCCCGATGTTTCCGACCCCCACAGAGTGGGTTGCCCCGGAGACCTTTCCCAACTTATCCACAGCCAAGGAGATAGCAATTGACCTCGAAACATGTGATCCGCACCTGGAGTCCTTCGGTCCTGGGTGGCCTCGTGCTGACGGTTTTATTGTCGGATACGCCATCGCCGTGGATGGTTGGTCTGGTTATTACCCTGTCGCTCATGCTGGTGGCGGCAATCTGGATAAGCGGATGGTGGAACGATTTATTAAAGACGTCCTCGCCACCCCCGCCGACAAAATCATGCACAACGCAGCCTATGACGCCGGGTGGCTTGGTGCAAACGGATTCACCATCAATGGCCGAATCTTGGATACCATGCTTGCAGCGCCGTTACTTGACGAAAATCGATTTAGCTTTAGCCTCAACGCCCTCGGCTTCGACTACCTCCAAGAAATCAAGAGTGAGCAGGGCCTCAAGCAGGCCGCAGGCGATTTCGGTGTCCATCCTAAAAAGGAGCTCTGGAAGCTCCCGGCGATGTACGTTGGTGAGTACGCCGAGCAAGACGCGGCATTGACCCTCAAACTCTGGCAGCATTTCAAAATCAAGATGCGCCAGGATGAAGTCGAGTCCATCTTCGCCGTTGAGACCGATGTGTTCCCGGTGCTGCTAGAGATGACCCGCCGGGGCATCCGTTTTGACAGAGAGAAGTGCGGCTTGGTGGTTGACCGTATGCGTACCCGTGAGCACCAGTTGCTCAAAGAGATGAAAGAGCAGGCAGGCGTGAAAGTCGACATTTGGGCTGCGCAATCGGTTGCCAACGCCTTCGATCGCCTTGGCATCCAGTACACCAAGACCGAGAACGGCGTGCCGAGCTTTACCAAACTCTTCTTAGAAAACCACAGTCATCCCTTGGCCAGAATGATCATCGAGGCGCGCGAAGCCAACAAAACACACAGTACCTTCCTGCAGCCGTACATGGATTTCAGCGCCAAGACAGGCCGCATCCATCCCCACGTCAACCAGATGCGCTCAGATGACGGCGGCACGGTGACCGGGCGTTTGTCCATGGCCAACCCCAATTTGCAGCAGGTTCCTGCCCGGCACGAGACCATTGGCCCGATGGTGCGCAGCCTGTTCCTGCCCGAAGAGGGGCATTTGTGGGCATCAAATGACTTCTCTTCCCAAGAACCGCGGCTCTTGGTGCACTACGCCAGCCTCTTGGGCCTGCCCGGGGCCGATACCATGGTCAGCGCCTACCACAACGATCCCAATACCGACTTCCACCAGATGGTGGCCGACATGGCCGGGATCAAACGCAAGGCCGCCAAGACCATCGGCTTGGGCCTAATGTACGGCATGGGCAAAAACAAGCTCGCCGCAAGCCTGGACCTGGCGCTGAGCGAAGCAGATGAGCTTATCACCCGTTTCCACGAAAACGTCCCGTTCCTCAAAGGCACCGTCAACGCCGTGATGAAGCGCATTGATCACCCGGCTGCAGGCGGGTCGATCCGCACGCTGCTGGGTCGCAAGTGCCGGTTCCCGTTATGGGAGCCGATGGAGTGGGGCGTGAACAAAGCGCTGCCCCGTGAACAGGCAGTCATTGAATACGGTGTCAGGATCAAGCGCGCAGGCACCTACAAGGGCCTGAACCGTCTGATCCAGGGGTCTGCCGCAGACCAGACCAAAGCGGCCATGGTGGCCCTTAAAAAGGCAGGCTTTGATCCCATCCTCCAAGTGCATGATGAGTTGGCCCTGTCCGTGCGTACCAAAGATGAAGCACTGCAGGCTGCTCAGATCATGGCGGAGTGCGTCAAGATGGAAGTGCCCAACAGGTGTGACGTGGAAGTTGGCCCGAGCTGGGGCGAAGCCAAATAAAAAGGGCCCCTCGGGGCCCTTTACTTTGCGCGAAGTCTGGAAAACAGCTTTACAAGAAGAAGTTTTGCTTTGAGCCGAGCCAACTCGTCAATGAGCTGCTTTAGGCTTGGAAAACTACTCTTTGATTTCTTGTTGTCCAAGAACAAATCAAGCTGCGAGAGGGTAAACCTGTATTCGCCCTTGCCCCTTCCCGGGACAAGGACCGCTTCCAGTTCGTTTTTGTTGGCCAACGCCACCCCCGCACGGCGGACCACAGAGGGGTGCAGTTCTACCCACTGCGCAATCTCCGTTGTCTTGCCGGTGTAGCCGTTCGCGCGCAAAGCAGCGAGGACCATGGCCCGCGCTTCCTCTGGCTTGATGCGGGTGGAGGTCACCGCGCATTCCCCTCAAGGCGGTCAGCCACCAGGGTGGCGTAACCAGCGATGTCCACCCAATTGTCGACCTTGTCGGGGTTGCCGTTAAGAATGCGGCCCATCTTGTGCACAATCATCTCAATGGCTTCCCACTGGTCATCAGCAAACAGCTTGTCGTGCACACGTGCGTGCTCCGCGAGCAGGCGTTTGATGCCCTGCATCAGCGCAGCGCCATCTTTAAATTTGCCGTAGTCCTTGGCCCGGTCGTTCAAGATGCCGTCCACGTCTGTGGTGTTCAGGTCTTGCGGCATTTCCTGTTCTACCTCGTCGTCGTACTTCAACACGCCCAGGTTCAGGCCTTCTTTAACGTAATCCGTCAGGCTCACGCCCAGCTTCTTGGCAACTTTCACTTGGCTCGGTGTCAGGGTGATCTTGCGCTTGGGCTCCCTGAGCTTCTTGCGCAGGCTGTAGACATAGCCCGCGCCTGTTTTGAAACGCGCGGCAATGTCCTTCACAGGCGCATCGGGGTACTTAATCAAATAGTCCAGGACCTTTTGGGTCGTTGTTTTCTTACTCATGGGGTTCTCCTTAAAAAAGTGCGTCTTCAACGTCCGATACCGGACTAAGTTTGGCGGCCTCGTTTTGCTTGGGGAACCTCTTGGGGTCCAGCCGCTCAAAGGGCCACCAGGCCTTGAGCTCCTCTTGTGTCAGGGGTCTGTGTCGTCAGGCGTTTTGTTCGTTTTCATGCTTTGCTTTCAATTGGATAATGGCGCGCGCCCCTTTGGCTCTGACCACTGCGGCGACAATGTCAATGGCTTTTTCTAATTCGGATACAGTGCACGCATCGAGTTGTGCATCATGGAGTTCCATAGCAAGATTAAAAATGGTGAGTTCGGGTCCGCGCAAAATAAACTTGCCAGTCTCCACGCCCCTGCGTCCCATCGCCAGGAGAGCGTCTTGCGCGGCCCGAATCTCAACCTTCCAATCATCACCAATGCGCATCATGGCCAGCGCCTCAGTGATGTTGAACGCAGTAATCAAGATGTCAACGTCTTCGCGTGCTCC